ATTATTTCATATTGTCCCTTGACATTTACTGTCTAACCTGTTATAATGGTCACCATGAAAGATAATATTATAGATTACTGTAACAATCCATACAAAGTTCCTATGTTCACTCATAAGGAATGGCATGATATACGTGCACGTAATACACATCCAGATGATCAACATACTGGATCAGTTTGGTTTATGGAGCAGGTGAAGGATTATGTCAATAATCACAAACCCCCGTTACCTATCAAGAGACCGACTATAAATGAGATGTCGGACTCATTCAATAAACTATTAAACAGTAACAGTAAGTCCAATCTCAAGAAGAATCTGGATCCTACTACTGTACGTAATAAGTTTGATGAGAAGGTAGAAGTTAAGTATGCTATGTCATGCGGTCATAACTTCAATGATGTGAGTAATCATTTCCACTGTGACAATCGTTACACTTGTGGTCATGCTACCGCCGCATCATCACAGTATGCGTGGGACAATCCATACTCTTCAAGATTTCATTCTATGATGTTGTATCTGTTCCGTGAGTTCAAAGGAGAAACCTCTCCGATTGATGAGCAAAAGTATCGTGCTATGTTCAGACTCTCTGGATATGTTGCTACACAGTTCAAACCATCTGTTGCTAAAACTATATACGAGACCGAAGGTGCGAGGAAAGTAATCGACATCTCTTGTGGATGGGGTGACAGACTTGCGGGTTTCTATACATCTAATAATACCTCAGAGTATCTTGGATGTGATCCCAACACCGAATCATATGAGTTATACAAGAAGCAGTGTGTTGCATACGAAGAGTTATTGCAGTCACCATTGTTTCCTGTAGAAACTACCTTCACCGATCATGGTGATTGGTTCGAGGTGACTGGATCTAAGAGGGTACGCATATATAACAAACCTGCCGAAGATATGGACTGGGATAATATATGTGACGGTCAGTATGATCTAATGTTTACTTCACCCCCTTATTTTGGAATCGAGAAATATGCAGAAGGATCTGCATCCGAAGACGATCAGTCTTGGAAAAGATACAACCAGTACGATCAGTGGAGAGACACATTCTTCTATCCTGTTATGGATGCTATGAAGAAGCACTGCAAGAAAGTTATGATTAATATTGTTGACCCTGTGGTTAATGGTAAACGTAATTATATTGAGAAGGATATCATAGACAGATATGGCATAGACTATGTTGTAGGTATGATGATATCCAAGAGACCAAATTCAAGTGACATGTCAGATCACTACAGAGTAGAGGACGATAAGAAGTTAAACTTTATCGAACCAATATACGTAATAAAACCTTGACATTGCCCCACCTATTTGTTATAATGAAACATTATTGAAGGATTACTTATGGATTTTTACACCAACGTTTCTCGTTATGGAAACAACCTACTGGTACGTGGATACCAGAATGGGCAACCTGCCCAACGCAAAGTTCCGTTTGAACCTACCCTATTCATCCCATCTAAAGTTGGTGGATCCTCTGGGTCTTGGGATACTCTGGATGGCAACAAGGTAGAAGCAATCCCCTTCGAGAACATGAAGGAGGCAACCGACTTCTACAAAAGATACGAGCATGTGAGCAACATGTCTATCTACGGTAACACCAACTACATTGCACAGTACATCCAAGAGCAATACCCCAACGACATTAAGTTCGACAGATCTCTGATCCGTGTAAACAATCTCGATATTGAGGTCGAGTCAGAGAATGGGTTCCCCGAACCAGATAAAGCAGAGTATCCTGTCATTAGTATTTGTCTACGACAGAACGATGGCATCTACCGTGTCTGGGGTCTGGAGCACTACGAGAATTCTCGTGACGATGTATTATTTGTGCAGTGTGACTCTGAGCATGACCTACTATCCAAATTCCTTGAGCACTGGAGACATCACTCTCCAGATGTAATCACTGGTTGGAACGTACGGTTCTTCGATATGCCATACCTAATTAACAGGACTCTCAAGATCCTTGGTGACCAACGTGTCAAGCAATGGTCTCCGTGGGGCAACGTCAAAGAACGCACCCTACTTATGAATGGTAAGCAGAACCAGTTCTATAACATCGAAGGCATCGAGGTACTTGACTACCTTGAAGTCTACAAGAAGTTTACCTACAACCTACAAGAATCCTACAGACTGGATCACATTGCCCACGTAGAACTTGGAGAGAACAAACTCTCGTATGAGGAGCATGGCAACCTGTTCACTCTGTACAAAGAAGACTACCAGAAGTTCATTGACTACAATATCAAGGACGTGGAGTTGGTTCACAAGATCGATGAGAAGTTAGATCTAATTACTCTGGTACTTACCATGGCATACCGTGGTGGTGTGAACTACACCGACACTCTGGGTACGACTGCTATCTGGGATGCTATCATCTACCGTTTGCTATGTAAGCAGAAGGTTGCAGTACCACCCAAGGTAGAGAAACCCAAGACTCCATATCCAGGCGGTTACGTTAAAGAACCACAGGTTGGATCTCATGACTGGGTTACCTCGTTCGACTTGAACTCTCTGTATCCTAACATCATTGTACAATACAACATGTCACCCGAAACTGTCATGGACGGGTTCGTTAACAACGTGAGTGTTGATAAGTTTCTTGATGGATCTGCCACTATGAGTGAAGACGGTTACTCTGTCGCACCTACTGGTGTAAGATTCACACACGCACGTGAGGGTGTGATCCCCACGATCATTAAGAAGTATTATGCGGAACGTAGACTCGTGAAGAATGAGATGCTACGTCTGGAGCAAGAGAACCAAAACAATCCTACTAAAGAACTTGAGTACAAGATCACCTCGTTGAACAATCAGCAGATGGCAATCAAGATTCTTATGAACTCACTCTATGGTGCACTGGGTAACAAGTACTTCCGTTACTTTGATCAACGTGTGGCAGAGAGTATCACCCTTGCGGGTCAGTTGGCAATCAAGTGGGCAGAACGTGCCGTCAATGATGAGATGCAGAAAATCCTCAAGACAGACGAAGATTACGTTGTTGCGATTGACACTGACTCCGTTTACATTCGAATGGGTGCACTGGTTGACCAGTTCAACCCCAAAGATCCAGTTAAGTTTCTTGACAAGATCTGTGCAGACCACTTCGAAAAAGTTCTGGTAAAGTCATATGATAGTATGGCAAAAGTTACTGGTGCGTATGATAACCGCATGGAGATGGGACGTGAGGTGATTGCCTCTCGTGGGATCTGGACTGCCAAGAAGAGATACATTCTCAACGTCCACAACAACGAGGGTGTCCAGTACAAAACTCCCAAGTTAAAGATGATGGGTATCGAAGCAATCAAATCCAGTACACCGCAGGTTGTGCGTAATGCATTCAAGGAAACGTTCGGTGTTATCATCAACTCAGATGAGACTGCGACTCAAGCACACATTGCCGACTTCAAGAAAGCATTCAAGAAAATGCCCCCCGAAGATATTTCATTCCCTCGTGGTGTCACCAACATAACCAAGTGGCACAACACCAAGACCGTCTACAATAAAGGTACCCCGATCCATGTTCGTGGTGCACTCTTGTTTAATAAACAAGTCAAGAAGCAGGGTCTGGGTAAGAGGTTCGAACTGGTCAAGAATGGTGACAAGATTAAATTCTGTTATCTCAAACGACCAAACCCATTACAGGAAAACGTGGTGTCATATCCACTGAACATCCCCAAGGAACTGGGACTTCACAAATACATTGACTACGATATGATGTTTACTAAATCCTTCCTCGATCCGATCCAAGTAATTCTGGACGCAGTCGGTTGGGACGCAGAACCAGTAGCATCTCTGGAGGACTTTTTCGGATGAGAAAAAGACCACCCATGAAAACTACCAAGAAACAGATTGTGGATTGGTGTGAAAGACATATAGATGAATGTGATTATCCAGTAGATGCCTCAGAGATGGACACACATTGTTTTAGATGTGGTTATGAAAGACCAACTGAACGGGCACATACTGTCCCTTGGTCGAATTATGATTATGATCCCAAGTACGATTCACCACGATACTACAGATTACTTTGTAGTGAATGTCATGCAGAAGCACCCAATGTTATGGAAGAAACTGCAATGGACAAATGGATTATAGAATCGGCAGAAAAATATAATCTTCATAAATTTTATAATACCTACTGGAAACATAGAAATAAAATCGAAGAACTATTCGATAAAACTGGTCAACATGGATTTGAACCAATGAACCAATCAACGAAAGAATGGATTATAGATGAGTTCGTAAAATGGAAAGAAGATAGTCTTGAGAAAGAACTGAAGGAATTAGTCGTATAATAACACTTGACTTGTCCGAATGAGTATGATATAATACTCGTATTGAAACTGAGAAAACTAAATTATGATTACAGATGAAGACTATTCGAATCTCATGGCAACACGTGCTCATGTTGCTTCTGACCCTAATTGGGGAACCCTTATCGCCGAGAAAGAGTTTATCAAGGGAATGTCCTTGCTTAATCCACAATCGTATGGTTCTCGTATTGAGAAAAGAATCATGCATGACGTACAAGGTTATAAGATCAAAGCATCTGAGAACAAGGGTGACATAGGTCTTAACGGTAAGAATGTTGAGGTAAAAGTATCTCTACTTAATTCCGTTAACGATTCACTTAATATGGTACAGGTCAGATTGTTTCATGATGTTGACTACTACCTATGTGTTGCATATGATATGAGAGATATATCTACGTACAAGAAATATGTTTTCTTACTGACACATGATCAGATGGCACACGAGTGCAAACGTGCACATGCCGCTCATGGTACTAAGTCAGTCAATGAATTAAATGAGAACGTAGAACTTCGTTTGCAAGTAAACTGTAACGAAGGTGATTCGGTCTTCGAGAGATGGCAGGATGCCTACGGTATAAATCTTAATGAGATAAACCAATTTGTATGAATTATGAATTAACAATTTTTAAAAGTCAGTTCGACAACAAGACCCATAAGAAAGTATCCCTTCCTTCGTGGGTTGAGTTCGTTAAACTGCTGAAAGGTCTGAGTAATCAGAAAGGAGAGAAAGGTGGAGTGGATAGTAGTCCTCTTATTAGTCCTGCTGTTTTCCAAGACGGTGAGACACGTGCTAATAGATCTGTTAGTCATTGGGGTGGTTGGTGTGCTGTTGATGTGGACGATCATGATTTCACTAATGACGTTGGGACTTTAAAGGAGAACCTAAGTGAACAATTTTCTGATTTGGACTTTGTTTGTTACAGTACCGCTGGGTCTCGTGCTGAGTTACTTAAATTCCGTCTGGTCTTCCGACTTGACGAAACTGTTGAACAAGATAGAATCAAATCGTTCTGGTTCGCACTTAACACCGAACTCGGTGAGATTGGTGATCCGCAAACGAAAGACCTTGCTCGTATGTACTACGTTCCTGCACAATATCCAAATGCTCTTGATTTTTTCTTTGCTCATTCTGGTGGTAATGCGATAAACGTATCTGAGTTATGTGCGAAGCATCCATACGTGGAGAAGACAGGTAACTCATTTCTTGACAGACTTCCACCAGAGATGCAGAAAGCAGTAATCGAACATCGTAAGGAAAGTCTAAATAATACCGACTACACATGGACATCATATCGTGACTGCCCATTCTTCCCTAAACGTATGGGTATGGAATATAGAGCAATCACAGACACAGGTTGGTACTTAAAGATGTATCAAATCATGGTGGCAATAGCAGGTCACGCAGTCGCAAAAGGATACCCGATCACGGCATCTGAAATTGCAACACTGTGTAAGGAGTTTGACTCTGAGACTGGTAACTGGTATGAGAATCGACCAATCCAGACAGAAGCAGATAGAGCATTGGAATATATTTACAGGAACGGATAATGAGAAAATATTTAATAACAGGTGCGGCGGGATTCATTGGATCTCAACTCGCAAATAAACTACAGGAAGCAGGTGAAGATGTTGTCGGACTCGATAACTATAACGATCATCTATATGACCCATCTCTAAAAGAGGATAGGGTAATTCATTTTGGTCTGGATGTAAGACCAGTAGATCTAAGAGATGAAAGCAAACTTGCACAACTCCTATCAAAAGAGAAACCCACACACATTGTCCACCTCGCTGCATATGCGGGTGTACGTGATTCGTTCGGTAAAGAGAAAGCATATCATTCCAATAATATTGATGGCACACAAAACTTAATTGATCTATGCAAGGTGCATTGTCCAGAAGTACGTATTGTGTATGCATCAACCTCATGTGTATATGCAGGATCTGAATTACCATGGACTGAAGGTAATGAGGGTGGCAAACAATTGAATCCTTATGGATGGTCTAAGTGGACAAACGAATGTCAGTTCACTGCATCTGGTTTGAATGTTACAGGTCTAAGGTTCTTTACAGTATACGGTGAGTGGGGCAGACCAGACATGGCACTGTTTACATTCACTCAAAATATACTTGACGAACTCCCAATAACAGTGTATAATTATGGTAATATGAAACGTGATTTCACTTACGTGCAAGATATCATTAAGGGAATCGAACTCATATTAGAAGAAGATGTTAAGTCTGGAGAGATCTTTAATATTGGACGGGGTCAACAAGTTAACCTTATGGACTTTATTACTGAGATTGAAAAGAACACTGGCAAGAAAGCAATCAAGGATTTGCAACCCAAACATCCTGCGGATACATTAGAGACTTGGAGTAACACTGGTAAATTAGAATCACTGGGTTACCATCCAACTACAAGTATCCCAGAGGGTATAGCAAACTTTTATAAATGGTACAAGGAATATCACGGAGTATAATTATGGCAGATGATTTTGACAAGTTCGTACCCAAGACAGATGGGGAACCACAACCCAACACAGTAAGTAAAGATAACCCATTGAAGATGGGTATTGTTGGTCATGGGTTTGTAGGTAAAGCAGTGGAGTATGCATTCCACCACCACATGATAGAACACTTCTTAGTTGATCCTAACTATGATACAAACATAGATGATCTTGTGAAGTGGGATCCATCCATAGTCTTTATATGTGCACCAACACCACAGAATCCTAAGAGTGGATTCGTTGATGCATCTATTGTAGAAGATGCTGTACTGAAACTTATATACAATACGAACGCATTTGTTGTTGTCAAATCAACAGTAACACCAGATATAATCGACAGACTTTATAACTCTGTAGAACCACAAGATATGGATAGGTTCATTTATAATCCAGAGTTCCTAACTGAGAAGTCTGCATGTGAGGATTTTGTGAATGCCGAACACCATGTGTTTGGTGGTACCGCAGATGCATGTGATGAACTGGCACAACTCTATGACATCTTCTCTCTATGTAAGAGTGACAAGTATTATAAGATGTCTGGATGTGAAGCATCGTTTGTGAAGTATGCCACGAATGCATACCTTGCAACTAAACTCACATTCTTTAATCAGTTGAAAGATCTGGTCGATGGATTTGATTGTAGTTACAATGTGGTCACTCGTGCTATGGGTGCAGATGATCGTATCGGTATTAAACATACAAGAGTCCCAGGCCCAGATAAGAAGAAGGGGTTCGGTGGTGCATGTCTACCCAAAGATACAATGGCACTATTAAAGTTCTCAGAATCACGTGGTGAGAATAATACTTTCGATTTATTGGAAAAAGTCTTGACAATCAACGGAAAATATCGTATAATGTATGATATAGATGAACGTGAAAAAGTTAATAATATAACATTTGGAGAAAGTGAATAATATGGGTTTGATGGATAAATTGAAAAAGCAGTCTACTGTAAAGGATACTGCAACACTTGCGACAAGCAAGTTCTTTGGTGTGACAGATATGGTACCGACAGATGTACCTATGGTAAACGTAGCACTGAGTGGAGATGTGGATGGTGGTGTAACGCCAGGATTAACAGTCCTTGCAGGGCCGTCTAAACATTTCAAAACTTCGTTCGCATTGCTTATGGCAAGTGCGTACTTGAAACAAAAGAAGGACGCAGTAATGTTGTTCTATGATTCTGAGTTTGGTTCACCGCAATCATACTTCGAAACATTCGGTATCGATACTGAACGTGTATTACACACACCAGTAAAAGATGTCGAGCAGTTAAAGATCGACATTGTCGGTCAACTGGAAAACTTAGAAGCATCCGATGATGTTATCATTGTAATCGACTCTGTCGGTAACCTTGCATCTAAGAAAGAACTGGATGATGCACTTGACGGTAAGTCAGTTGCAGATATGTCACGTGCGAAAGCATTCAAATCATTATTCAGAATGGTAACCCCATACTTGAATATGAAGAAGATCCCAATGATTGCTATCAACCATACCTACAAAGAGATCGGTCTATATCCTAAAGACATCGTATCTGGTGGTACTGGTATCATGTATAGTGCTGATAATGTATGGATCATTGGTCGTAGACAAAACAAGACTGGTACTGAGGTTACAGGTTATGACTTTGTAATCAAGGTAGAGAAGTCTCGATTTGCCAAAGAAAACTCTAAGATACCTATTAGTGTATCATGGGATGGTGGTGTAGAGAAATGGTCTGGTCTACTGGACGTAGGTCTGGCAGGTGGGTATGTTACTAAACCAAGTAATGGTTGGTATCAACGTGCAGGTACTGAGAATAAAGTCCGTAAAGATGTAACCCTAACTGAAGAGTTCTGGGCACCTATCTTTGCTGAGACAGACTTCAAAGAATTTCTGAAGAAACAATATCAGATAGGCTTGCAAAGTGTCGTAGAACTTGATATAATGGTTGAAAATGAAAACACTGGATCTTAATAAACCGTCCGAAGGTCTCGACTATGAGTTGATACCTGTTGAGTATGTCGATAATGAAGCAGCGTGGGATGTTCGCATCCTACGTGGTTCCTTTACCGAGACAGTGATCCGATACGGAACTATTCGTGTCGATGGTGAGAAAGATCACTTATCCTTTGACTTCCGTGTTGTGGAGTCACCAGAGTCTGGACTGAGTTCAGATGATGTGCCACTACAAGAACATGCAGGTGATATCCTGTTTGATATTCTTGAACGTGGAATGGATGAAGGATGGGTATACGGAACTGATAAATCTAAAGATAATGGAGAAGCAATTGGAAATAAAACTGGAACAAACAATACTGAGAAACTTACTCACGAATGATGCGTACACTCGTAAGGTCGCCGCATTCTTAGCACCCGAATATTTCGAGGGTGTATACAAAGGACTATTCTCAGAGTTCACTAAGTTCATTGCAAAGTATAACAAACTTCCTACGCAAGAATCATTCAAGATTGAGATTGATGAAGCAGACAGAATGTCTGACGAACACTATCGTCATGCCATGGAGATCCTTCCTAACATCTTTAAGTACGAGAAAGAGAACCTTGAATGGTTGATTGATCGTACCGAGAAGTGGTGCCAAGATCGTGCAGTATATAATGCAATCATGGAATCTATTCAAGTCATTGATGGGAAACACCAATCACTAACCAAGAATGCACTTCCAGATATTCTATCTAAAGCACTGTCAGTTACCTTTGATACTAATATCGGTCACGACTATATTGAGAATGTCGATGATCGTTATGATTACTACACAACTACTGAGGAAAGACTACCGTTTGACCTTGACCTATTCAACCAGATCACCAAGGGTGGTTTACCTAACAAGACTCTGAACATTGCACTGGCAGGAACAGGTGTTGGTAAGTCTCTCTTTATGTGTCACTGTGCAGGTGCCGCTCTTACTATGGGTAAGAACGTATTGTACATTACTATGGAGATGGCAGAAGAAAGAATCGCAGAACGTATCGATGCCAATCTTCTGAACATACCTATTGATCAGTTAGAGAATATGTCACGTGATATGTTTACGGACAAGGTCGGTCAGATCTCTGCAAAGACCAACGGTAAGTTGATCATTAAAGAATATCCGACTGGGGGTGCAAATGCATCTCACTTCCGTGCACTACTGAATGAGTTGAAACTCAAGAAGAACTTTGTGCCAGACATGATCTATATTGATTATCTAAACATCTGCTCATCATCTCGTATGAAAGCAATGGGTGGATCAATCAATTCATATACATACATCAAGTCTATTGCAGAAGAACTACGTGGACTCGCAGTTGAGTTTGATGTACCAGTAGTATCTGCGACACAGACTACAAGATCTGGATACAGTAATGATGATGTTGGTTTGGAAGATACTTCTGAATCATTTGGTCTACCTGCTACTGCGGATCTAATGTTTGCCTTGATTTCAAATGAAGAATTGTCAAACAATAGACAGATCCTTGTGAAGCAATTGAAGAATCGATACAATGATCCAGTTGCTAATGGTAGGTTTGTGGTTGGTGTAGATAGATCCAAGATGCGTTTGTATGATGTGGATCAGTCTACTAATCCTATGAATCGTGAAGAAGATGATGGCCCTGCATTCGATAACAGTGCAAGTGGTCAAAGGTTAAATCAAGAGAATAGGTTTGGAGACTTTAAACTATGATGACTGTATGGCAACCATGGGAGATGACACTATTTGTCATGGCACTAATGGGTATATCTAACTATGTTGGATATTATCTGGGTAAGATTAAGGGCATAGAGATAACTCTAAGGCATATGAATGACGCAGATTTAATGCGTGTAATGAAAGGAGACGATGAGGATGAGTGAAGTAAATCTGGTTGGTGTAACCAAACCAAATGTAGGACATACAAGTGTATGGGATGCAAATGAATTAGTTGCATATACCGCACGTGTATCTAACCCTGCTAACCAAAGCAATAATGAGACTGCTCCAAGGTTGATCAAGTATCTGATTAAACATGGTCATTGGTCACCGTTCGAGATGGTGCATATGACTTTGGAGATCAAGACTACTCGTGATATCAGTAGACAGATCTTACGTCATCGCTCGTTTTCATATCAAGAATTCTCACAGAGGTATGCAGAGTCAGAAGACTTCGATACCAGAGAAGCACGTATGCAGGATGCCAAGAATAGACAAGCATCTATTGAGACAGATGATAAAACACTGGCAGAAGATTGGAACATGAAACAACGTGAAGTTATCAATGTCGCAAAAAGAAATTATAACTGGGCATTGGATAACGGCATTGCAAAAGAACAAGCACGTGTGCTGTTACCCGAAGGTAATACCGAGACCACATTATACATGGCAGGATCATTACGTTCGTGGATCCACTACTGCCAGTTGCGTATGGGTATCGAGACTCAGAAAGAACACAGAGAAGT